CATTAGGCTGCGAAAAATAAACCTAGGCGAAGAACATTTTGAAGTAAAATTTAAAAATTTTCAGGATCTAGCCACAAACACGCCATTAGAAGGTTCACGCTCAAATAGATTGTTTTGGACTTCATTGATTGTAAGTATATCCGACACTAAAACATATCCTTTTTCGGCGCTGGTTGGGCTTTCACTATCCACAAGGCAATTCAACAGTGTCCCAACAAGGGCCTACAAGATAAGAGGAAGGATCGTAAGCATTCCTCATAATGCCGTCGTCAATAAAGACGGGAGCTTGAGTTTTAGGGGCACTTTTAATGGCAGCCTGAGGCAGGCATGGACTACATGCCCGGTGTGCTGTTGGCACGACATGCTCACCAACACTCGTTATGGTGCTGGGGATTTTGTTGAAGCGTCAAACATTAGTTGGGTTGATCTTTACCCTCTGGCGCAATACGCGAATCAGACCGTCACAAACCCTGATGGCACAACAGAACCAAGGTTCGCGTGCAACACCATAATCGGCAATCAAGCAGAGGCTTTCAGTGTTTTGCAAGACTTGGCGAGTGTTTTTCGTGGGATGCTTTTTTGGCGTGCCAACACGATCCAAGCAACCGCAGATCATGGCAACCTTGACGGGTCAGATATAAGCCCTGTCCATCTATACACCAACAGCAATGTCATCGGTGGAGCATTCAACTATGAAGGCACATCATTAAAAACACGCAGCACTAGCATTCGCGTCAGATACAACGACCCCGATAATTTTTACAAGTCTAATTTTGTAGTCGTAGAAGACTCTGACTTGATCACAAAGTACGGCAAACAGATCAAGGAAATCATCGCCTTTGGCGCAACCTCAAAGTTTCAAGCGCAGAGGATGGGCCGATGGCTTTTGGCGTCTGAAGAACTTGACGGTGAAATCATCAGTTTTTCAACCGGGCTTCAAGGTGCTGTCGTTTTGCCGGGCCAGGTTTTTGCGGTTTCAGATGAGATGCGCCAAGGCGTGCGGCTAGCGGGCAGGGTAAGCAGTGCCACCACAAGCGCAATCACAGCAGATCAAACCATTGCGTTGCCCGCAGGTTCAAGCCCTACGTTGACTTGCACTCTGGCTGATGGAACGGTTCAGGCCAGAAGCATTAGCAGCGTTTCAGGCGCTGTGATCAATGTGAGTGCGTTTAGCTCTGCACCGCTTGCTCAATCGCTTTGGGCGATTTCAACAACTAGCGTTGAAAATCAAAAATTTAGATGCCTGTCAATCACTGACAACGGTGATGGCACGTATTCAGTCACTGGCGTTCAGCACAATGACAGCATCTACGACACCGCTGATACGGGCACTGACTTGGTGTTTGAGGATGTTACGACATTCAACGACACGCCTGAACCACCTCAAAACTTGGTCTTGACTGCCAGTCAAGTTAAGTCTGGGCAGTCTGTTATCAACAGGATGACAGCGACTTGGTCACGTGCGTTGAATGGGGCTACTTTTGCGTTTGAATTACGCTACAAAATTGGGAGCGGAAATTACAACAATTTTGAAACTACAAACACCAGTTTTGAAATTGACGGCCAGCCCGAAGGTACAAGCATTACTTTTCAAATCCGAGCTGTTGGAGCAGCACCGGTTAGCAAAAAATCAAAGTGGATCTCAACCTCAGTTGTTGTCCCTGACCCTGGCATTGACCCTGACGACCCAAACAAGGTGCTGCTCCCTCCAGACCCTAATGAAGTAACAATCCAACCAACAGGCACTAATCAAGTTCTTCTTAAATGGCAGATACCTACAACGTCGTTAGACAAATCTAAGTTTATCGCAATTATCCGGCACACGCCTATCACTGACGGTTCAGGCACTTGGCCAAACAGCGTGGAGATGGCAAAGATTCAAGCAACAAACAGTCAAGCGGTTTTGCCGATACTGGAAGGTGAATATCTAATCAAGTTTGAGGACGAAACAGGGCAGCGCAGCAGTAACGCAAAAAGCGCCGTTATTGATTTGCCTGATCAACTCCCAAGGTTGACGATTGTAACTAGACGAGAGGATACAGACAGCCCAGAGTTTCAAGGGCAAAAGGATCAAGTCTTATACAATTCAGAGTTTGATGGACTCGTTTTAGATGGGGACGAAGATTTAGATTCCAAAACTGATTTTGACGCTATCGCAGATTTTGATTTCTTTGGGACTCGGCTTCTGTCTGGAGAATACTATTTCAATAGCATTTTAGATTTAGGCGGCAAGTTTAGTGTTGTTTTTGACCGTCGTCTTAAGTCGCGTGGAATTTACCCGTCCGACACTTTTGATGACCGAACTGAAAATATCGATCGCTGGTCGGACTTTGATGGGCTCATCCCAGACGAAACAAGCGCTCAGCTTTACTTAAGAACCAGTGATGCAGCAACAACTGAGGTCGAACTTTTACTGGAAGACGGCGACTTTTTCTTGACCGAAGACGACGACAAAATTCAACTTGAATCTGATATTGACTTTGGCGAATGGATTCCTATGGAGTCGGGTTCTTATGCGGGAAGACAGTTCCAGTTCAAAGCAGAGCTAACTTCTGGCCATGTTGACCAGACGCCCCTTGTCGATGAGCTGGGTTTCACGATGCAGCTGGAGCGGCGAACGGAAGGCAGCACCACCATTTCATCTGGAGCGGGTGCAAAAGCAGTGACCTTTGACAATGCTTTCTATCAGACGCCAAGTGTCGGCATCACGGCTTACAACTTGGCTTCTGGGGATTACTATGAAGTCACTTCAGTGGCACGTACTGGGTTTACGATCACTTTCCGTAACAGCTCAAACGCTGCTATAGATCGTCAGTTCCAGTATCAAGCTTCTGGCTTTGGCACACAGCAGGCTTAATTATGGCAACGCATGATTATGTGATCGCAAACGCTTCCGGGGCTGCCGTAAGAGCTGACCTGAACAATGCGCTGGCGGCGATTGTCAGCAATAACAGCGGTTCGTCAGAGCCTGGAACGACGTATGCCTTTCAGTGGTGGGCCGATACAAACGCAAGTCAACTGAAGCTTCGTAACGCAGCAAATGATGACTGGGTCGTCATACAAGAGCTTGACGGCACGATGCTGATGGAAAACGGCACTGTCGGTTCTCCTGGCTTGGCGTTTGCAAGTGACTTAGACACTGGTTTCTTCCGCCCTGCAGCAAACCAGCTGGCCGTTGCTACGAATGGCATTGAGCGTGTTGAGTTTGGGACGACTGAAGTCGTTTTCAACGATGGCGGTGCGGATATTGATTTGAGGGTAGAGGGTGACAATCAAGCGAACTTATTTTTTATTGATGCAGGAAATGATCGAGTCGGTATCGGTGCTGCACCTGGCACGTTTGTGGAGATCGATAGCACTGCGCCGTATGTGACGATCAAAAATAACACGCATGAGGACACTAGCGGCGGACGTGAAAGCAAGATTATTTTTGAAGGTGAACAATCTGGCGGGGAAATTACAAGCCTTGCCGAAATCGAGGTTTCACACGAAGGGACAGCTGATGATCAGAAAGGCCAGCTAATCCTAAAAGTCAACAGTGGCGCTGAGGGTGCAAGCCCTGGAGAGGCTATGAGGGTTGATAGCTCGGGTAGAGTCCTTGTCCATACCTCAACAGCAGCCCCATATAGCGATAGATTTCTTTCTATTGGCGATGTAACGGACGCAAGCACCACTTTTGAAATTAGATCTTCTCCTACTAACGGGTACAGCAGTATTGTGTTTAGTGATAGCACAGCTGACAGCACAAATGCGTTTATTGGTGCGATTGAATATAATCACGCAAATAACACTTTAGCCTTTAAAACTAACGCGACTGAGCGTTTAAAGATACGCAGTGATGGTCGCTTGTTGGCTGCTGGTGTTTACGCTGAAACCACAGGCAGCTCTGCCAACGTAAATGTTCAGTCAGATGGCTTGTTGCAACGGAGTGTTTCATCGATTAAATATAAAAAAGACGTAGAAACTTTACAAGATAGTTATGCAGATGCACTGCTAAATGTTAGACCTGTTTGGTACAAATCAAAATGCTCATCTGATAACCCAGATTGGGGCCATTGGGGTTTCATTGCGGAAGAGCTGGCTGAGATTGATCCGCGTCTTGTCATTTGGAAAACCGCTGAACTTACTTATGACGAAAAGGGCGCTGCAGTTAAGACGGCTTGTGAACCAGAAGCAGAAGGCGTTCAATATGACCGCTTTACACCGCACTTGTTGAACTTAATTAAGCGTCAACAAGCAGCCATTAAAACTCTTGAAACCAAAGTTGCCGCCCTTGAGGCTGGCTGATTAAACTTCCCCTGACTTAACTTCATCATGGCCAACACCACCGTTTGGAAAATTAACTCACTGGAACGTGAAGCCTCTGATGGTTTTGTGTTCACGGCGCATTACAGCGTCAGTGCAATTAGCGATCAACTTGATTCAGAGGGCAACCCTTACAACTCAGGGGCCTACGGAAGCATCGGCCTGGAACGCCCTAAAACTCTGGTTCCATTTGCTGATCTTACTGAAAGTCAAGTTGTGGACTGGGTCAAGGCCAAGCTTGGCGGCTCCGATAAAGTCAAAGAGATTGAGTCTGCCCTTGATGCTCGCATTCAAGAGCTGATCACACCAAGCAAAATCAACGGCGTGCCCTGGACTGACTAATGGCTGATCGGAAAATCACAGCCCTCACGGCGCTGACATCACCTGCAACCGGGGACTTATTCCCTGTTGTCGATGTATCTGAAGCGGCTAACGCCAACAAAAACAAGTCAATCACGTTTGGCACGCTGTTCCGCACTTTGGCAGATGGCAGTGTTGGCGCTCCATCGATTGGCTTCTTAAGCGACACCGGAACTTCTGGGATCTTCCGAACAGCTGCTAATGAGGTTGCATTCAGCAATAACTCAACCTTCACTGGCAAGTTCACGACTGCAGGGTTTCAGCTAGGCACTGGAACGGCTGCTGCTCAGTTACATCTGTTCAGCACTGACACGACTGATCAGGTCATTATCGAAAACAGCGATGCAGGGCTAGACACTGCTCCTGACGTTGTGCTGTATCGAAACAGCGCATCACCTGCTGCTAGCGACAATCTGGGCAACATTGAGTTTCGCGGCAACGATTCCGCAGGCAATACCCACGGTTATGCCAGCGTGGTCGGTGGGATTGTCTCCACGACAAACGGATCAGAGGACGGCTTCCTTGATCTGATGTCTTCCTCATCAGGGACGCTAGCTTCAAAAATTCGCCTGTCTGGCGCAAATATCGGCGTCAATCACACAGCTCCGGTCTTCCCGCTGCATTTGCTGAACACGATTGCATCTACGCAGTTGATGATCGAGTCATCTGCTGATGACCCTTCATCTGCGGCTGACATCACATTGTTTCACCGCCGGGGTGCATCTGGAGCGGGGCAGGATGACGACGTTCTGAGCACTGTTTTCATCAGGGGCAAAAACGACAACGGAACACCGCAAGAAATTGACTACGCAGCATTTGAAGGCAGCATTGCTGACGCTTCGGACACTACTGAGGATGGGCGGATTCGCCTCAAGACAACCACTGCTGGCACGCTGACGACCCAGCTGGAGATCAACGCCAACACGATTGGCTTCTTTGGTGCCACTGCTGCTGCTCAGTCAACTCATGTTGCAGACATCACGACAACTGCATCATCTGGAGCGTTGCCTGCTGCTAATGACACAAACACAATCGCGGACGCGACCGCTCCAACAAACGCGGAGTTGTTGCAGTATTGCGTGACACTTGAGGCAAAAGTCGAGGCGCTTCTAGCCTTTGCATCTGCTCATGGCTTGATGGCTTCTAGCTGATGACTCGACCTGACCCGATGATTCCCTGTAAGCCTGGGGCTGAGGATGTTGTGGCCATGCGTAACCGTGTGCGGTGGATTAACGCTTTATACGAGCACGATGGTCGCGAAAATTCTGAGCACCCGATGCACGGCTTATACACCGGCTTGCATATCAAGTATGCGAATTGGGTCGGTAACCACTAACCAGAATGGCTGACGCGCCATCGGCACTTTTGCCTAGAGCCTGTAAGGTGGGCTCGAAAAACGCTAATCAACATTCAAATGATCAAGCGAATTGTTTTTGGTGCAGCCGCTGGCGTTCTTGCCTTGGCTCCCCTCTCTGCAGCAAAGGCTGACGGTTTCTACCTGAACCCTGAGTGGAACGGCGCATGGAGCGGTTCTAACTTTGGCGGTGCTGTCATGGATGGCCACGTGGGCTGGGAAAAAGGCGCTTTCTACATTCAGGGCGGTCCTTCCTGGCTGCAGCCTGATGGTGGAGACACCGAAGTTGGTTTCTCCGCAAAGACTGGTGTGTCTGCACCTGTGTCTGATTCAATCGATGTCTACGGCGAGGTTTCATACGCCAAGTACGAGAACATCGATGCAGGTTATGGCCTGAAGCTTGGCGGCAAAGTCAAGTTCTGATTACACTTCAAACGCGGGCCTAAACACGGCGAGAAAACCGCAGCCTCCCGGTGGGATCTCATCCTCACACCAAGCCGGGGGGTTTTTTCTTGGAGACAATTATGCAGAAGTATCTGAACGTCCTCGGCGCCGCTGGTTTCATCCTTGCTGCAGCAAACACCACGTTGATCGTGGTTGCTGTGGTGCGTGGTCCGGCAATGATTGAGCAGAACCTGGACAAGATCCAAGCGCTGATGATTGAAAAGATGCACAGTGCTCTCAGCGATTCTGTGACTGAGGCAATGCCCAGCCAGGTCAAAGAGTTGATGCCTAGTACGACTGGCCCTGCGATTCCGTTTTAGTGCCTGAGATTCGCACTATTGGGATCAGCGACGTTCGGGTTTGGGACGGAATCCCTGCAATGTCCGTTCCAAAAGCTCCGCCTGTCACGGTGAACATTGGCGTGCCAATCATCGACATGCCTGCCTTTGATCCAATGGATTACAGGCCAGAGGAATTAGTTTTCGACCCTGAGCCCGTTCTGCCGAATCTTCCCAGTACGCCAACACCACCACCGCCAACGCCAGCTACGCCGCAACTTCCCAAAGCTGCTCCGGCTGATGTAGATCCAAGATGTCCGCCCCTTCGTGCGAAGGAGGTTGGAACGCTTGTCCAAAATGGTTCAAAAAGAATTTCTGGCTACGAGATACAAGACGGTAAATGCGTCGTCCTGTATGAAGAGATCAAGTTGCCTGAACAAGTCATAGCAGCAATTCCATCTTTGCCGCAGGTAACGACAGTAGGGGTCACCGCAGCTGTAGGCGTTGCCGCCGGTCTTGGAACTCCGCTGCTACTTAAGGCGGTGAAGCCTGCCGTCAAAAAAGCGATCCTGAAAGTCAAGGCTTTGCTGGGGCGTAAGGCTCCACTTTTAAGCGTGTTCCAGCGGAGACAGGCGCAACGGGCGGCGCGGAAATAGCGTGCCTATGCGGCAGGACTTGCCCTGGCTTTGGCTTGATCATCACGTCAGCGCAAACAGCAAAGTAAGGCGACTTGGGATGGAACTCGATGCCTTTTAGCTTGAGTTCGCCGCAGTTCTTGAGCCTGGCGATTTCGTACTCAAGCCGCTTTGTCTCTACAACTTGTTGATGCAGGCGGATGTTGGCATCAACCATCGCTTTGCAGCGTTCCTGAAGGCCACCGTCTAGAGGAATTGTTGCCTGGATCGACAAACCACCTGACCAGTTGTGAGTGTCTTTTTGACCTGTCCTGGTGGGCATTGTGTAGAGGACTCGTCCAGGATTGTCGAGTACCCCATCCTCATCAAGATCAGAAAGGTCATATACGGGATCAGGAAAGTAATCCACATACGGAAGTTGCCAGCTTTTCGATCTGTTGACATAGGGCGTGACGGTAAGTGTTGGGCCTTGGCATTGAATGCCGTTGCCGTAGGTGTTTTGGAACGCTGCGCTAGGCGCAATCATCACCGCTTGGTTTGTGACGCTGCCAGAGCTGGTTGCAGTTGGAGCGGCAGTAGCAGACACGCCCCCGATTGTTTCTGCGTTAGCTGGTGACGCTAGGACTACTGCGAGAACGTAGAGATAGTGTCTGTGATTTGCTCGATTTCGGTGACGCGCTGGATGGTGGTCACATTGCTGAGTCCTGGCCCTGAATAGGTTTCGACAAACTGAAACGCACCACCGGGGTTGGCGATCTTCCAGCTTGGCTTTTTGGTGACGTCTAGAGCTGACCATCCGTTTACTGTTGTTGTGCCTGGCGTAAGGCTTGCTCCGTTGACGGGTTCAATGTTGGTGCCACTGACAGAGTATTGCCAGCCTGTGCCGTAGCTTTCGGAGACAATAGTTTCGGTGACATTGCTTCTGGTTTCTGTATGACTGGTCATTGAACCAGTTGAAAAATTGGGCACTACTGGAACGGATTGTGCTGGCTGGGCAAAAGCAAACGCTTCGCCTATTAGTCCGCACAGCAGCAGAAGCAGAACACGCATCAGTCGATGGTGAGTTCAGTCACGAACTGGCCAATCCCGAGCGTGTTGGCACCACCTGCAGTAATAGTGAGCGCCCCTGCTGAACTGACGGTGCCCGCTAAATCACCTGCAGTTCCTGAGGCTGTGGATTGAATGCTTGAGAAGTTAGGCACTGTGCCTGAAGTGACGGCTGAGGTTGGGACGGCATCACCCTGCGTGTATGACTGACTGAAACTGAAAGCGTTGCCAGGTGTGTCCTGCGTCACAGAGATTGTGCCTGGAGCGTAAACGCCAGACGTGATTGTGCCTGCTGAGATGGTGTTTGCTGTGGTGCCATCTGTGGAATCAACCCCTGAGCCACTGATACTGAAGGAAGACCCAATGCGTTCTGCGGTTGTCATCGCACCACCAACCTGGAGCGAAACACTGCTTTGGATCTTGTGATTTAGATCAGCGTGTGCTGCTGTGCCAAAAGCCAGCAACGTAACTAAAGGCAGGAAGTGCTTCATTTTGGTGACTCCGTTTGTTCAACTTTAGTCTCTTCCTTTTTCTTTTTTAGCTTGCCAAGAGCAGGTGTGTAAGTCGCTGCCGTCCCCGTCAACAAACTGGCCGGGAAAGTGGGATCGACAGACTGCGAAAAGATGCCCAAGTAGTTTGCTGTCAGGATTCCCATCGACCAAAGCAAGATCGTGACGCGGACTGCATCGCCTAGCCAAGAGTGATTTGGTTCCTCTTGTTCTTGCGGTTGCGCTTCTTTGGTTTCTGCCATGATGGAGTCAATGCCAAGGTCGAAGCATGGTTGAAGTTTGGGCTGCTGCAGCTGGTGCGTCAATCACCGTGGCTGGGCTTGGCATCACAGGATTAAAGCAACAGAGTCTGCAGGGTCGTGATTCGCTGGTGCGTCTGACGACTGCAGTGGACGGCTTGAGCAGGCAGCTCGATGTGCTTCATACCGACATCAAGAGCAGGGATCAGGAAGTCTTTGCCAGGCTCAGTGATTTAGAGCAGGCAGTGGCACGGTTGGAAGGCCACGCAAACCGGAATTAGACTTTTTGCAGTTGATAAACCTGCAAT